ACAAAACCCGTTAGCTCTAGGCGCTATAGATTTTTCGGGTATTGCCACCCTTGCTAGCGGCGGCATCGTAACCGGCCCAACCCTTGCGATGATCGGCGAAGGCGGCGGCCCCGAAGCCGTCATACCTCTAAACCGTCTAGGCAGCATGGGCGGTGGGGATATAAATATTACCGTACAAGCTGGCGTAGTTTCATCACCCGACCAAATCGGGCAACAGCTCATCGAGCTAATCCAAAAGGCCCAACGGCGCAGCGGCACCGTGTTCGCGCCGGCATGACAACGCCAGTAACTACCGTTAGCGTCGGGTTTCCAACTACCTCAGGTTTCGGCAATGCTTTACAACTAGACGGGCTAAACATTGCGCGCAACCAACTAGACACCGGCACACTAGGCGGCACAGCGTTCGCCGACCTTACCTACCTTGTCGAGTCTGTAACAATCACACGCGGCCGCAACCGCCAACTAGACCAATTTAACGCCGGTACCGCAACCGTTGTATTTGACAACTCGAGCCGCATACTAGACCCGCTAAACCAAAGTAGCCCCTACTGGCAAGGCGCACCCTATAACGCCACCGGCGTACTACCCCGAACACCGATAGTAATTAGCAGTAACGGAATACCAATTTACACCGGGCTAGTTACCGATTGGAATTTGTCCTACGACATACAACCCAACGGCGACCGCATGTACGCCCAATGTTCCGACGCTTTTACAGTTTTAGCTAATCAAGCCCTAAACGAAGTAACGCCAGCCCGCGAGCTATCTAGTACCCGTGTAAACACGGTGCTTAACTTGCCCGAAATTGACTACCAAGGCGCTCGAGCTATAGGCACTGGATCTAGTTTTTTAGGGGCTTATCAAATTGACCAAAACACCGAAGTACTTAACTATCTACAGCAAGTCACAACTAGCGAACAAGGGTATTTATACGTTGCTGCTAACGGCACTTTGACGTTTAAGGGACGTAGCGCTGTCTTAAACCCAATATCGGGTGCCACGTTTGACACCACCGGCAGCGGTCTAGCTTTTCAGAGTATTGAAAATCTTTTCGGGGACGAATTATTATATAACTACATAATTACGCAAAGCCCCGCCGGTGCGGCACAAATTACAAGTAACGCAACGTCAATAGCCGCATTTCAGACACAGCAATACGCAGTAACAAACCTTCTAAACGACACCACAAGCGAAGTAGCAGCGCTAGGTAATTACCTACTTGGAAAATACAAAGACCCCGTACTACGGTTTACTGGCATTTCCACCGAGCTAACAGCGTTAAACGCAACTAACCAAAACATATGTTTAACGCTCGATCTAACAAGTATCGCAACAGTCGTTATGGCCTACACAACCGGAAGCCCCGCGACCGTTTCGCAAACCCTTATCGTTTCGGGAGTTTCCCACAACATCACCCCACAAAGCCACATAATCTCATATAATTTCGAAAGTACCGATGGAAATCAGTACATGACATTAAACGACGCAATATTTGGAATTTTGGATAGCAACCTTCTCAGTTTCTAAAGGACACACAACATGGCATTAGCACCAAACACCCCACCGTTCGTAAGTGGATCTATTCTTACCGCTGCACAGATGACGGCTTTGCCTATGGGCATAGTCGGATACACGAGATACACAGGTGGAAACCAAACGGTTACAAGCGCATCATCAGTAGATGTAACCGGCATGACGGCAACTATTAACGCAGTTTCTACGCGACTATATAAAATATCGTTTATGATTTCAGCCCGTAAGAACACCAACGCTGGCTACTTATTTGTAAGTGTTATGTCCGGTGCAACAACTATTAACGAATTTGGTCAAACAAATGTTGCCGGTGGCTATTTTACGTTTGCTGGTTCGGTTTTGATATCAGGTATTTCAGGTAGCACCGTTATAAAAATGCAAACATACGTGGAAAACGCTAATGGCACTTTGTTTTTTAGTGCTGGTAGTCCAGGATTTTTAACTGTTGAAGATGTCGGACTGGCACCATAATGCGTAAAAGCCTAGTTTTATTGGTGTTCTGTGCATCGCTTACAGCATGTAGCGATCGTGTACGCGTTAATTGTGAGCGCGTAAAAAACAAAGCGCTAAGCGCAGTAACCGAAACAACCAACCAAATAGGGGGCGGCCGTTGTGGCTAAGCCAAAATACACAAACGAAGAAATAAAGGCGCGGCTAGTTTTTATGGTCGGCGTCGGCTTAACTTGCTCATTTCTTTTTAGCGTTATAGCGATTTTGTACGGCTTGCTTTTTGTGGTACAGCCGATGGAACAGGCACCCAATGACTCTGCCGGGTGGTCGGTGCTTTCTAGTATGCTGCTCACACTTTCAGGCGGCCTTATTGGCTTGCTAGCGGGTAACGGCCTTAAAGACAAACAACCACCGCCGACACCATGACACGCCCGTACCCTTATTACCCTGCGTATGACGGCGGTAAAGAAACCCCGGGCATACGCAAACTGCTCGAACTAATGACAAAACGGTACGGCACTAAATCGCTAGGCACCTATGTGGTTCGAAATATGAAAAACGGATCTAAGCCCCCGCAATTATCGGTGCATGCGACCGGGGCGGCGCTTGACGCTCAATACAAAGACGAAACACAAGCGCGGGCTATATGGGACTGGCTACTCGGTAGTTCCGTTATTGACGGCAAGACCGTACAACACTCCCAACGCCTCGGTATTGTCGAGTTACATTGGTACGCCTACGGCGATTACGGCGCGGGCTACCGCTGCTCACGCGGCGAAGGCAAAGCCGGGGTAAAGATATTCACAGCCACCGACAACGCCGGCAGCTATCAAGGCTCGCCCCGCTGGTTTCATATTGAATTGTCTAAAGAAATGGCCGCCGACGCTGCCAAATTTGAGGCGGCGTGGCGTAGTTTGCCTAAGCCGTAAGGGTTTGCGGGCATTGCCCCCACATCGGTAGCCCTATTCGCTAGGGTTTTTAACACCCGACGAAAGGCTAGAACAATGCCCAAAATACTTTTACTTCCCCTACTGCTATGTACGTTTGCGGTGCCAGCTCGAGCAGCCGCCGCACCGGTTAAAGATTGCCCACAGTTCCATACACAACTAAAGGCCTACGGTTTACCCCCTAAAATCTTTGGCCCGATTATGTGGCGCGAGTCGCGATGCAACCCCGCTAGCCGTTCCGTAGTCCGTCGTAACGGCACTAGAGATCTAGGGGCGCTACAGGTCAATAGCAGTTGGAAAACGGTCACAATGGACACATGCGGCGTGACTCGATCAGAATACGCTAAAGCCCTATTAAAACTTGGGTGCAACCTTAAAGTAGCGGCCGTGTTATACAACGGCGGTAAAGGCTTAGGCAACTGGCGCGCAACGTCAGGTAAATAATTTTGCTAAAGACTTGCGTAAGTGGTTACAAGTGGTTATAGTTCTATTTATGAACACGTACAAGATTTACTGCACAAGCCCAACAACGACAACCAACGACCAGCACGACGGTTTCGGCGACTACGTTAATTTCCGTACACGCATGGTAAGCCTTGTAGACGCCGCCACCGAAAAGGCCGCGCTAAAAGCTTTTAAAAACACTCAACTAATTACCTACTACGCAGAACCATTAACGGACGAGGACTAATGCCGGGCAAACCAATTACCCAACCATGCGGCACACGATCGGCCTACGCACGACATTTACGCCACAATGAAACGCCATGCCGAAAGTGCAAAGACGCTAATAATCATTGGCACAAAAACCACAGACAACATAAACACACCCATACCGCATAATGCGCTATGGTAACCACACCCAACCCGACGAAAGGTAACCCGGCAACATGAACAACCATAAACCCGGCTGGCAAATTGCTAGCCAATACAAACCGCTAACACTCTTAGCCCGTGACCTACGCAAGCACGCACAAACCCACGCTTTCGACGACGGCCAGCTAGTAGCCGACCTTTTAGCAGCTGCTAATAATCTCGACGTGTTCGCTATGGATCTCGAGCGCCGCATAAACGAGGCGGGACTATGAGCGCCCAACTGTCACTATTTGACCGGATAGTAATTGACACGCCACCTAGCGAAGCCGCAACAGCCGACGCAATGCGTACAGCCATAGAGCGCTACAGAGCCGAACGACCACCGTTAGAGCGCAACCACACAGTACCGGGCAAAAACCCCGTAAGCCATGACGCAGCGCGTAGAGCTTTCGGGCGTTCTGGCAATGCGCGCGAACGTATCTACAACGTTATAAAAGCACACCCGGACGGCTTGACCGTTCACGAACTACGCCAACTAATAACGATGCATTTCCATACCGTCGCAGCGCGCGTAAGTGATCTAAACCTAGAAGGTTGGTTAGTAGACAGCGGGCAACGCCGCCCCACAGACACGGGCGCTATGGCTACCGTATGGGTAATCGCAGAATGAATAACTGGCAGTTTTTTTGGGCCGTGTTCTTCGGCTGGACAATGCACAGCGCGTGGGCAGCCATGCGACGTATGCAACGCGAAATAGAACGCGAAGAACTACGACGCAACAAAGATAGGCAGTGGCGATGAGCGACAGCTACGACGGCGTACCCCGTAAAATTGAATGGGCAAAAGACTCACCGGGCATCGACAACCCATACAAAGAGCAGCTGCTAGTAATGACCGCCGACCGTGACGCATGGCGCGAATACGCCAGCGAACTAGGTTTCTATAGATCATGGGCCGACACATTGGCTCGAGCCTTAAACGACGGCGACGCCGTAAAAGCGTACGAACTAGCCAAAGACTACAAAGGCAAACGGCATTACGATGAGCTTTGACCTATCCGAATACGTAGACGTTAAACATCGCTTAAACCTTGCGCTACATAAACACCCCGATTTACGCATAGTCGAAGATGCACCCGAGCTAATCACTATTGGTGAACGCGTTTACATTCAATGCGCGGTGACCGTCTTTCGGTCGGCCGATGATCTACTACCGGGGCGCGCTTACTGTTGGGAAGTATGGCCCGGACGTACACCGTTCACCAAAGAGTCGGAACAGCAAAACGGCGCTACCTCGGCGCTCGGTCGCTGTTTGGGTTACATGGGTTTTGGTATTGACGTTGGCATAGCGTCACAAAACGAAGTACGTACAGCACAAGCCAATAACCACCCAAGTACAGAGCCTATGAAGCCGGGCGAATACCGACCGCGTTACCCTAAAAACGACGAACCTATAGAACGTGCCGCCGTAGGATCTCGAGCAGCAGCGCCGGCATCGCCACACTTCCCGCATGCCAACAGCGACAAACCGCGCGGGCTAGCAACAGACGCACAACTACGGCTATTAAACACAATGCTTACAGAGCGCGGCCTACCAGCGCCCCCCGCTGGTATTACGTTCACCGAAGCATCGGACGAAATAGGACGCTTAAAGAACATACCGAAGGCTAAGTAATGGCCCTAGTGGCGTGGTACGTACTGCTAATCTCAATCGGCATCGCATGTCTACAAGGCATACGCAAACCCTAAAAACATATAGACGCATAGACCTACACCGATTGCATGGTGACCGGGTAACACACGGCAAGCGTGGGTAGACAAGCGCGCCCCATTTCATAGCTAAACAGCACGACCGCATGGCGTGGGTGTAAGACGCTTGAGCAGAGTAACTATGGCGTCGTGAACCGCGACAATAAAGAAAAGGTCGGGAGTGTGGCTAGGTGGCACCCACACGGGCAGGTATACCCGTACTAGGCTCGCTCATAAACTAAACAACCCGATAGGCCCCAATGACTACCCGACACGTTAAACAAACCCCACAACACCTACACGCGCACAGCTCGAGAGCAACCGCAGCGAAGCAAGGGCGGTAGCAATGCCACGCCAACATACAACGCAAGATAAAGAGTATGCAGCAGCGCGTAGAGAACTATTAGCAGATAATCCCCTATGTAATTGGGGTTGTGGACGCATGGCCACCGAAGCGGATCATGTCGTGCCGTACGTATTGGGTGGTTCAAATCAAATCGACAATTTGGTACCTAGCTGTAAGCCATGTAATGCGTCTAGGGGGGCTGTTCTAGGTAATCAGTTGCGTAAAGGACGACACGAAGCAATAGCAGCAGCCCAAGAACAACCACAAAGAGTGGTTAAGCGCAAGCGCACAAGCGACGAAAGTTATGTAACTAATAATAATAGCCCCGCAAACCCAAGCCCTGTAACGAGTTTTTTTACGCCCGAAAACCTTCCTGCCA